GGGGGCGTCACCAATTCAGGAGTACTCAATAGAGTATCTAATGAAACAGACCTTCGCAACCAAATCAACTGGTATTTGGATGGGAAGCGCTGGGTTAAGTCAATGCTCGAATTTTATGCAAACGCGAGACGACGCCTGATGAACGATCCTGTTAATGGACGTGGCAAGATCTTAGGACGCCGAGTTTCATCTAGAGGCGATACTGTCAAGACGGACGAAGAAGAATGGTTAAGACCAGACTTTTACGAACCGGAGGCAGAACGCGAAATAGACGAAATCGACATCTTAGATGATGCAAGACGACTGGCGATTATTCTCCTCGAAATAATCGAAGGGAAGATAAGGCAGCGAAGGAAAATACTTTCGGCTGGGGTAGGACCACGGGATGTGATACCGGAACTAGACGCACTGATATGGGCGCCTAGAATCGATATCGCCACCCCGACACTCACGTATAACAAAACACGTGGGACCTTTCTCAGACGAACGTATCAACGTCTCGCTGATCAAATCTCCCCTATAGATAGCAAACAAACTCAAGATCATCGGCAAGTAAACGAGAGAGCACTGGAACTTCTTCAGAAAAAGAAGGTGTGCAGATGCAAAGTGCAGGTTATCGAAGAATTCCAAGGAAAACTCCGATCCGTAACCATACACGAGGCACCACTCGTCCAAGCAGCTAGGCTGCTAAACGGGCTCTGTTTACCCCTCCTCGAAAAATTGCACACATCTAGTGCGATCCTTAACGGGGAGGAGGTTACACTTACCGCAACCTTCCCAAAGGGAAGGAAGTGGTATGCGTATTCTGCTGATTTATCAAAGGCTACCGACGTAATTAGCCGGCGAACAGCCAGTTCCGTGTTGTATTCAATAATGAAAGCCATCGAGTCTCCTAAGGTTACCTCGACGTCCGGGAGACGAAGAGAATCTCCTAGCGCGATCACTATTCCAGAAAGAATAAAACATGTCATTGACTGGATCACCGGTCCTCAGATCATTGATTCAGTGAACGGTTCCACTGAACTCCTTGGGGATACCCCGCTATACACAACAGCAGGGGCACTCATGGGACTTGGTCCGAGTTGGACGGTGCTTAGTATTTTGAATAAGTTTGCAGCTTTAACTGCTGGCATTTCTGCCAAATCCTTCGCGGTCTGTGGAGATGACCTTGTCGCATTAGGGACAATCGAGCAATTAGATAAGTACGAGACGAATCTATTAGAGCTTGGATTAGTTCCTAACAAAGAGAAGAGCTTCCGGGGGGACTACGCAGTGTTCTGCGAG